GACGTAGATTTAGTTTTAAATGAGTGCTTACGCATATTAAAAAAATGCAATATGTTTATATTTTGTAGTAATAAACAAGTTTCTAAAATTATGAAGTGGGGAGAAGAAAAAGGGTTTTATACTACTTGCTTAGTATGGCATAAAAATAACTCAGCACCTTTTGCAAATGGAGTATGGCGTGGAGATATTGAATTTTGCATACATATTAGAGAAAAAGGAGCGTACTTTGAAGGTTCAGCTAATGAAAAACAAAAAGTTACAACATTGCCTGCTAACCCATCAGAGTTCGGGCATCCTACTGAGAAGCCAATTAGATTAGTCGATAAGTATTTAAGAATTGGAGCTACACAAGGACATAAAGTTTTCGACCCATTCATTGGAAGCGGTACAACTGCTGTAGCTTGTAAATCACTTGGTATTGAATTTGTAGGTTGCGAACTCGAATCCGATTATGTAGCGATAGCCAATAAACGCTTAGAAGCTGTGCAAGGGAGTTTATTTTAACTAGCTATAATTATAAAATAAAGGGTATGTATGAATCTATCGACTGAGCTTCGAGACATAGCAACGACAAGAGCTATACTACTTCAACAGCTTGGTAGTTCAATATCAAATGATGTTAAAAATGCTTACTTATTAATATTAGATGATATTAAATCTAAGATACTAAAGCATGAAGAATTAGACGTAGCACGAACTAAGCAGATCATCAAAGAGATACGTGCGATAGTATTCCCACAATTAGACCTAGAGCCTCAGCTACAAGAGTTTGCATTACACGAACGTGATTGGTTAATCAATTCAAGTAATATGGCGGCAGGTGCGGAAATATTCAGAGCTATACCACCTGAAAGCGTAATCATAGCAATAGGTAAGAACCCAGTTATTGAAGGTGCGTTGCTTAAAAATTGGATTAGTGGGCTTAACGATAAAATCAAATTTGACTTTGAGCGATCAATCAATCTTTCAATGCTTCAAGGTGAAAGTACGCAAGAAGCTACAAAGCGATTAACTAAAGTAATGGGCATATCTGTTAATCAAGCAGAGACATTAGTTAGAACCGCTATAGCCTCAGTTAGTAATAGAGTACGTGAAGAAGTTTACAAAGACAATGAAGATATTATCAAAGGTCGTAGGCACGTTTCAACTATTGACGGCAGAACATCAGATATTTGTATAGTCAGAGATGGTGCGGAATGGGATAACAAAGGTAAAGGACTAAATCAAAAAGGTAAGTCAAATACTTTCAGACAACCACCATTACATCCAAGATGCAGATCATATTTAGAACCTATCCTTAAATCATGGAGCGAGATAGACCCATCACTTGATTGGATAGATGAGATACCACAAACAACGCGCGCCAGTATGTCTGGGCAAATAGATTCAAAAATAACATTTGAGCAATGGCTAAAAAGTAAAGACGCTAAATTCGTAGAAGAGCTATTAGGTCGCGGAAGAGCTGAACTATATCTTAGTGGAAGAATATCGGTAGGAGACCTTGTTACCAAGGGAGGAAGAACAAGAAATATAAAGGAATTACGCGAAATTTCAAATAAAAAGTAGTATAATAATGATGTAGAAAGATTATGCGAGGGGTTGCCTACAGCCTCCTCAGCATCAACCCTTCACATAATTTTATAAGTCTGAGGAGACTGCTATGCCAAAAACAATAACATCACAATCAATTCCAGTGTTAATAGAAGATTTAGGTACAATTAAAGATTTAAAAGGAAATAAAAAAAGAAGATATGGTATTTATAAATGCTATTGTGGAAATGAATTTAAAGCGTCTACAGATAACATTAAAAAAGGTCATACAAACTCGTGCGGTTGCTTAAGAGGCAAAGATATGATTATTAACAGTTTTATACATGGTATGTGTAATCATAAAATATATAAAACTTGGGAAGATATGAAGCAAAGGGTAAATAATAAAAACAACCCATCTTATAAAAACTATGGCGGTAGAGGAATAACTATATGTGAAAGATGGTTGCATAGCTTTGAAAACTTCCGTGATGATATGCTTCCAACTTGGGAAGAAGGCTTAACACTTGATAGAATAAATAATGACGGTAACTATGAACCTTCTAATTGCAGATGGGCTAGTAGAACTATACAAACAAGAAATACAAGGGTTCTACGCTCCACAAATACAAGCGGGTATAAAGGAGTAAGCTTCCATAATAGGCAGAAAAAATGGAATGCAACAATACACCATAATGGTAAAAATAATCATTTAGGGTCTTTTGATACAGCAAAAGAAGCGGCTATTGCTTATGATGCTTATATTATTGAAAACGACTTAGAACATACTTTGAATTGCTGTAAAAGCTAACACTTTTTTATATTGTATAATATCAATACGTGACACTCTGTGAGTGCAACGAATTAATCCTTTGTGAGGAACATAGCTATGACACCAGAAGAATTGCAAGTGTTAGTAGAGGAACTGAAAGCAGAAAAAGAATCGATGGCTAAGAAGAATCAAGAACTTTTAGCCGAAGTGAAAAAAGAGCGATCAAAGAATAAAGAGATTGATGCAGACGTGTACCATAGAACTCTCGATGAACTCGAAAGCGTAAAAGCTGAAAAAGCTAAACTCGAAAGCGAAGTTAAACTGAAAGCGAAAGACTTTGAAAAACTATCTGCTTCATTAAATGAAAAAGATGGTGCATTACAAGGCTTACTTATCGATCAAGGTTTAACCCAAGCATTAACCGAAGCGGGAGTGCCAGCGCATCTATTGAAGTTTGTTAAAGCAGACCTAAAAAGTCAAGCCAAACTTCAAAGTGATAACGGACAATATACCGCATTAATCGGGGACAAGCCATTGAATGACTTTATCGCAGAGTGGAAAAATGCAGATGGTAAAAATGTTATCATTGCTCCTACCAATACAGGCGGTGGAAGTCAAGGAGGAAATGGAAGTGGCGGTAACGGTAAAACCGCTTCACGCTCTCAATTTGAGGGATATTCCCCAGCAGAACAAATGAGCTTTGTAAAAGCTGGTGGAACAATTACAGAATAAGGATGCTTAAATGGCAAATACTCTTACAAATCTGATTCCAACACTTTATCAATCACTTGATAAAATCTCACGGGAGCAAGTCGGGCTTATCCCATCGGTAAACCTAAACGCTTCTGCGGCTAATGCAGCATTGAATGAATCAATCAATGTTCCGATTACAGTTGCCGAGACTGCATACGATATTACTGCTGGTCTTTATGCCCCTGACAATGGAGATACAACACCGGGCAATGTATCAATTGCGATCACGAAGTCAAAAATGGTTCCTGTCCGTTTTAATGGTGAGGAAATGCGTGGTCTTAACAATGGCTTGGGAGCTTCCCAACTTGTAACAGATCGTTTCACTCAGGCAATGCGTACGTTGACTAACTTGGTTGAAGCTGACCTAGCAGCACAGCATATTTACGCTTCACGTGCTTATGGTACTGCTGGTACAACTCCATTTGCATCAACTATTGGAGATTCTGCACAAGTTCGTAAAATCCTTGAAGATAATGGGCAATGGTTTGAAGGCTCAATGGGTCTTGTTCTTAACTCAGCAGGTGCTGCAAATCTTCGTACACTTGGGCAACTTACTAAAGTTAATGAAGCGGGTGGAATGGAAGGGCTACGTCGTGGCGCATTGATGGACTTAAATGGTTTTATGATTGGTCAATCAGGACAAATCGTAACATCAACCGCTGGCACTGGTGCGTCTGCAACTACTAATACCGCTGGTTATGCAGTTGGGTCTACAACCATTACTTTAGCTTCTGCTGGCACAGGAACTATTGTTGCAGGTGATGCAATCACTTTCGCTGGGGACGGTAATATTTATATTGTTCTTACTGGTGATACTGACGTTTCTAATGGCGGTTCAATCGTATTAACTACAGGGCTTAGACAAGCGATCCCAGCTAGTGCAACAGCAATTACAGTTGTAGCTGCATCAGCTCGTAATATGGCATTTGAGAAAAATGCTATCCAATTGGTTACACGTGCCCCAGCTATGCCTGACGGTGGAGACGGTGCTGATGATGTTATGAATATCACTGACCCACTGAGCGGAATTACATACCAAGTTGCTGTGTATAAACAATACCGTCAAGTTAAATATGAGATCGGACTTGCATGGGGTGTAAAAACTATCAAGCCTGAGGGTCTTGCACTTCTCCTAGGGTAAAACCTATGGAGACGGTAACAGTAATTGATGCAAAGCACCCTAACGGTGAATACATCATTAATAAATCAGACTTTGATGCTTCTAAACATACCTTAAAAGGTGTAGATAAGACAACTAAAAAGCCTAAAGAGGCTAAAACAGAGGGGGAATAATCCCCTTCGCTTTTGAACTCTTTAAAAGGATATTGAAATGCCTAAAAAATTAGATCGTTGTGTATCAGCAGTTAAGAAGCAAGGCAAAAGTGATAGCGCATCATACGCTATTTGCAATGCTTCATTAGGTAAAAGCAAGTCTAAAACTAAATTGAAAAAGAGTAAATAATGGCAAATATTATAGTAGGGACTAATTCATACGTTACAGAGGAAGAGTTAGCAGCTTATGCAAGTGATAGAGGCATTACTATCTCTGCTGTAGACAGTACAGTATTACTTATTAAAGCTATGGATTACTTAGAGAGTAGACAATTTATAGGAGTTAAGACGGTATATAATCAGCCTTTGCAATTCCCAAGGGTGCTATGCGATACATATGGACAATTTGGTATTCCTTACTATTTCAATCAATATCCTCAAAACTATAATAGTCCTTGTCCTTATGACAGCTCAACAGTACCTAATGAGATTAAAAAAGCTCAGATGATAGCAGCACTATTAATCGATTCAGGATATGACCTTCAATCTACTATTAAACAAGCAGTTAAAAGACGTAAGGTTGGGCCACTAGAAACAGAATATGCAGATTATACTAATTCGGCAGAGCAACATCGTGCATTAGATGATATTTTATCTCCATTCATCAAAAGTGGTATCAAGGTAGTAAGATCATGAACTCAGAATCAAAAGAATTTTATGATTCAGCTTATGATAGCTTAAAAGATGGAGAGAGCGCAACATATATTCAAGAAACAAGTGGCAGTTATATAAATGATGAATGGGTAACTGGCACAAGTTCATCTACTTCTATTACCTGCTATCAAGACTCACCATCTACTAAAGACATTGAGAAAGGGTTAGCTTCTATTACTGACATTAAAGTTTTAGTAGCTGCTAAATCAATGCCATTGGTTACCCCAATGATAGGTGATAAAATTATACTAACTGACTATACGGTTACAGTAAAACAACTAGACACCGTTAAAAGCCTAGAAGGTATTACGGTACTACACCAGCTTTTCTGCTCAAAGATGGCTTAGATGGGTAGATTCTCACTTGATATGAAAGTATTTGCAAAAAAAGCAGGTGCAAACGCTGATACAGTAGTTAGAAAAACAGCAATAGGATTATTTAGTGCTGTAATGCGCGGTACTCCAGTTGATACTGCCAACGCACAATTTAACTGGTATGTTGATTTTAATTCATTTTCAAATAAAGTTGATAAAAATATAGCTTTAGGTTCAGCTACTCCGGCTATAAAACAATCTGAATTTGAATTAGATTTGCTTAGGTATAAAGCAGGTGATACAATTACATTAACTAATAATTCAGATCACATAGAAGTTTTAGAATATGGTTTATTTCCATGGGATAATAGTGCTAAAGTAATTAATCATTTCAGTACACAAGCCCCAAAAGGAATGGTGCGCCTTAATATAATGAAGTTCCAAACATTCGTTGACAATGCAACAAGGAGTTTAAAATGAGCATACGGTCACTTTTAGAAGCGAAATTAGCAACTATCGCAATACCTATCGGTACAGTATATGAAAACTTACCAGCAAGTGCATACACTCCAGTTGCAGTGACTCCATACCAAACAGTACAAATTCTATATGGTGAGCCTGATGATTTAACAATCACAAACGACCTTATAAAAGACCAAGGGATTATGCAAATTAATTTGTATTATCCTATCGATAAAGGCGCAAAGAGCATAGAGGCAAGAGCTAAACTAATCCGATCAACATTTATAAAAGGATTAAAGCTCACAGATGGAATCGATGAGGTACGGATTAGTTCTACCCCTTCGATTAAAAACATGGGTCAAAGTTCAGACCGTTATATTTTTATAGTATCAGTTAATTGGCACTCATATTCATAGATGAAAAAGTATACCCCATATATTTGTTATCATATCAATTGATATTAAAATAGGAGCATAACATGGCTATTCCATCGGTTGACGGGATTAACACAAAGTTTTATCTAGCTGCATCAGGTACATACGCTGCGGTATCTGATATTGAGACGGCTATCGCAGCGGCTAAAGAGATCGAAAACATTACAGCTTTCGGTAACGTTGATTTTGGTACATGGGCAGTAAATACGCTTTCAGTTTTTGGCGGTGGGTTTAAAAAATCTATCGGAGGTCAAACATCAGGCAATACGACTCTAACAGTTGTGTTCGATGCAGCTAATGCAACAGGTCAGGCAGACCTACAATTAGCACATAGTACGGCAGGGGCAACAGCAGGTTATCGTGATCTTATCTTGATGCTTGACGATGAACCAACAGCAGGGGCAACACCCCACCCTACATACATCGTGTGTAAAGTTAAATTTGTAGCATTGTCAACACCAGTTACAATGGATACGATGGTAACGTTTGATACTACGGTAGAGTTCATGGAGCTTCCAACCATGTATAAAGCTGCGCAGACAACTACATGATGACCCCTTAACCCTTTCGGGGGTTATCCTCTTTTTTATTCTTTCAATGCTATAATCTCCACATAAAACTACAATAGGAATCAAGATGAAATTATCACAAGTCAATTACGAGACTGATAAGCCAAAAAAAGTAGAGATTACCGACCATAATGGTAAATCGTTTGAACCGAAAGCATTTATTAGCGTTATTTCTATCCATTCTGAAACTGGCACAAAAGCTCTACATGAAATGCAAAGAGCTATGATGAAGTTAGCGCAAGAAAATACAGACGTCAATGACATTTCAGAGCAACAAAAAGCACTAAAAATTGAAGCTATGAGCAAATTGGTTATTGGGTGGGAAGGTATCGAAGATGAAAACGGCAAGCCGATGAAGTTTAACCAAGATAACGCCAAGATCGTTTTATCAAATTCTTACATTTCCGATATCGTAGATAAATTTGCATCAAACTTGGGAAACTACCTTACGGCATAGGGGATAAACTTTCCTCGTATGCCAAGCAAATTGGATATTACAATACCACTCCAGACAAAGATTATAAGCCTAATAAAGACAAAACTCGCAGTGAATTATTAACCGATTATGACCTACCAAAAATAGACGGGGCAGAGTATCTAATACATCATCTTAATATGGCTGGTTGGATACAAAACGGTGGAATGTCACATACTGCTATTTCATGGCAAGAATTACACGCTTATAATCAGGCTCACTATGGGATTTTATCTCCAGAAGAATTAGACATTATGATGCTTATGTCCCGTGGATACTCTAACGAATTGCACGATAAAAACCCACATAAACAAGCACCATACGGATATAGTAAGCCTAAAATTAATAGCTTTGCTCAGGCTATGAAAAGCATTGCTATCGTCAAAGAATTGAAACCATAAAAACAGCTCATTATCACTTTGCTATAATAGCAATATTATATAGTATCAAGGGATATACATGACCGATACAGCATCATTACGAATAGCAGTTGAAACTTCGGACGTTAAAAAAGCAAATGATGAGTTAAATAAGCTCTCTAATACTTCCGATAAAACTGAAAAATCAGTAAATATAACATCAAAATCTTTTCTATTACTTGGCACTGCATTAACAGGTTCAGCAGTAGCAGCAGCGGCACTATTAGCCCCATTTATAAGCCTTTCAGATCAATTCACAGGAATACAATCTAAATTAAAACTTGTAACTTCTTCCACAAATGAATTAGCAAGCGCGCAATCAGAATTATTTAAAATTGCCCAAACTACAAGACAAGGTTTTGCTGAAACTGTAGATACTTACTCTAATTTTGCTTTAGCAATGGGCGAAATGGGTAAAAGTCAAAAAGATATTTTAAGAACAGTTGAGACTATTAATAAAGCTATTGCTATTAGTGGAGGAACAACTCAACAGGCAGCCGCTGCCACTACACAGCTAGGTCAGGCTTTTGCATCGGGAACATTGCGAGGGGATGAACTTAACTCTATCCTTGAAAACTCTAAGGGATTGGCGCAAGCTATTGCGGACGGAATGGGAGTTCCTATCGGTCAGCTTAGAACGCTAGGGAGCGAGGGTAAGATAACTGCTGAAATTTTAGCTAATGCCCTAGAAAAATCTGCCAAATCTGTAGATGATAAATTCTCTAAAGTTGGCAAAACAGTAGACCAATCTATGACTATGGCTAAAAACTCATTACTTCTTGCGGTAGGGGAGATGGATAAAGCCACTGGAATATCAAAAACATTAGCAGAGGCTATAAGCGGGTTAAGTTCTGTTTTTAGTGATGCGGCTATAGCTATTCACAAATTTAACATTGAGATAAATAGACTTCAAGACGTTAGAAAAATAAAAACTTTCGATGACGCAAATACAGCCCTAAAACAAATAGATGATGAGATTAAGTCTCTAACTACATCTATGAATTTGTCAGACAGAGCAAAACGTGCATTAATGGGTGAAGTACAAGTAAGAGCTAAACTTATTCAATTAAGAGCATCGGAAGCAGCATTAAACAGAAAAGTAAACTCAATTGCGGAAGATGAATTAAAAATACAAAATCAAAAAGATGAGGCTTATAAAAATAGACCCGCAAAATCTTTAACAAAAGAGGAAATAGCAGCAGCTAAAAAAGCTGCAAAAGAAGCACAAAAAGCAGAAGAAGAAAAAGCAAAAGCAATTGAAGATATTACAAATGAAGGTTTCGAGTTTTCAAAGCAAGTATATGAGAATAGAAAGAAATTAGAGGACGATTTATTTCAAGCTACAGCTTCAAACTATGAAAAAGAGATGGGGCTAATAGCTAAAAAAGTTGAGGCTATCAAGGGTGTAGGTGTTACCTTAGAAGAAACTACACAATACCAATCTATACTAGAAGAAAATTACCTTGAAAGTGTTTATCAAGATTCACAACGTATGTTTGATAAGCTCGATGAAGAAATTATAAAAAGTGCAGAAGAATTAGAAAAGTCATTAGAGTTCAAAATAAAAATAGATTTTGATACGGAAGGTGATTTTAAAGGTGTTTCTAAAGTAGCTAAACAAATTGAGCTATTAGTAGATGAGACAAAACAATACGAAAGCAATAAAAAGAAAGCTGCAAATAATACTAAGCTGCTGGCAAAAGTAGAAGAAGATCACACTAAAAATCAAATAGCTGGATATGCAAATATTTCAGGTGCAATGTCTGAAATGTTTAATGAAGGGTCAAGAGAAGCAGCAGCATTTAAAGCAATTGAAAGTGGATTAGCCGTTGTAGCAGGTGTGAGAGCTATTATGACTGCTGGTACTGGTGATCCATATACTGCTATTCCACGTATGGTAGCTATGGCGGCGATGGTAGCTTCTACACTTCAAAGTGTTGGAATAGCATTTAGTGGTAATGGTAATGTCACTACAACATCAGATGCTTTTTCATCTATGCAAGCCAATACAGGCACTGGAAGCATTTTAGGAGATACTACAGCTCAGAGCAAATCCATATCAAAATCAATGGAAATACTAGGTGACCTTGCAAAGCCTGAGTTTAGAATTATGACCGATATGGCTAGATCATTACAATCTATAGATGATAAGATTGGCGGTGTAACAAGCCTATTAATAAGACAAGGCGGATTTGCATTTGGAGAAGGGTATACTGGCTTTGATACTGGTTTTGCCAATAATATAACATTAGGTAGCGGAGCATTGAGCATACTAAGCCCAATAACATCATTAACAGATAAACTATTATCTAAGATACCTATTCTAAATATATTCTCTGGGCTTGCATCAGGTCTTTTAAATTCCATTTTGGGTGGTTTATTCGGTCAAACATCAGTATCACAAACTATGACTGATTCGGGTATATTTTTTGCAGATGCACTATTACAAAATGCAATTGATGAGTTCAACGGTTCTGCATACCAAACAATAGCAACTACAGTTAAAAAGAAATCATGGTTTAGCAGTTCTTCAAGTACAACAATATCAACTTATTTTTCAGGGTTAGATGACGAGATAAGCAGACAGTTCTCTCTAGTCCTTGAAAATCTATATCAAACTACACTTTTGGCAGGAGAAGCATTAGATACATCTGCTTCTAGTATTGAATCTGATTTATCTGATTTTGTTATAAGTATTGGGAAAATATCTCTTAAAGGGAAAACAGGCGATGAAATACAAGAGACTATATCGTCAATTTTTGGAAAAATAAGCGATGATATCGCAAAAGACGTATTCCCATTATTAACAGACTTCCAAAAAGTAGGTGAGGGCTTATTTGAAACAATGACCCGTGTAGCTTCTGGAATGGAAGAAGCTGAATACTATATTAATCGACTAGGTAAGCAATTTAATGATATTGTATATACTGATCTTTTAAATAAACAAGGCGATGTAGCACTAGAAGCATTACGCCAGTCTATCATTAATTTAGAAGGGACTGCAAGCGGAGTATCCGAAATAATCCAATCTTTCAGCGGTGATGTTGAGGAGCTATATAGCACCTATTCATCGCTTGATCTTTTACGTTTTGATCTCACAGCTATAGGAACTTCAACCGATGCACTTACATCATCTATGTTATATGGGGCTGGTGGCATTAATGCTCTATCAGATGCGACACAAAATTACATCGAAAACTATTTGAGTGAATCCGAACAAGTAGCTTATAACACGTCGGTAATGACTGATAAGTTCAATGATTTAGGTCTAACTATCCCTACTACCAAACAAGGGTTTACCGATCTATTAAAATCTATTGATGTTACAACCGAAAGTGGGCAAGATTTATATGGTCGCTTAATTTTGCTTTCCGATGGGTTTAATAGCCTAGTGGAATCATCAGATAGTATAAAATCATCCCTATTTGATAATATACAGTCATTTATTGATAGCATAAGCGGAAATACATCGCTTGATGCTCCTAAAACATTTAGCGAGTTTACATCATCCTTCAACAGCATGGTAGATGCAATAGCAAATGGTTCGAGTGACCTAGAGTCTATAGGTAAAACTACATTAGACAATGCCCAAAACTATCTTAATACTGTAACAGCTACAGCAACATCAAGCAGAGACATTGCATTTGCTAAAGCTATACTTATTAATAAGTTCAGTGGAGTAATTGCAACACCAGATACAACACTAAATACAATTAATGATACATTGAAGTTCTCGTTAGGAGAAAGCGGAGTTATTGTTCATGAGCTAAAAGAATTAAGAGATCAAATTAAGTATCTGAATGATCTTAATACCACCAATACGGCTACAAATTTGAAAATACTTTCTACCCAAAGAAGTATCTTAGGCGAAACTGCAACGGCTTAAACAACACCGTTTGTAGTATGCTCTAAATTATTTTCGACAACGTAATAGTCATACGCTTTAGCGGCTTCTAAAGCTGTATTAAATCTTCCTATTGTTATTGTTTTTTTATTTATTGTTATTCTAGAATCCCACTTATTTCTATCTTTTTTAAATGTTACACCTCTATATCCGCTGCTATTAGTATTCATAAGTATTCTTGTATTTCTTGCTTGTGTATTTCGTATCGCCCATCTACAGTTAGAAGTTTCATAGTCTCCATTTACATTTATTCTATCTATTGATAGACCTTCTTTATAAGTTGGGTACATATCTTCAATGAAATTTTTAACATCATTCCATCTTTCGCATACTTTTATTCCCCTACCACCATAATCTTTATATGCTAATTGTTTTTGATTATTACATCTTTGCATCATTGCATTCCATATATGATAAATCTTATGTTTTGTAGATTTATGTGTTGTTCTAGCGCACCCACAAGATTTTTGCTTTTTAAGATTTGTTGAATTTATTTCACATATATTTCCACAGTGACATTCAACTAAAAAAAATCTTATTTTTACCCCTTTCTTATTAGCTCTTGTTCCTAAATCTTTTTTTATTAATAACGCCATAACTCGCCTTTTATTTTAATGTATAATATCATTACAACATTTAAAATAATATAAAGAGTTTTAAAATGAGCCAACCAGCTTACGCTATTGAATATCTTGGGGCTATATCTATTGAAGCTGGGGTATCATACTCTACAACTGACATATTAACTGCATACCCGACAGCAACAGTAATCCAAATGAAAACAGAAGGAATAAAAGTCGGAATAGATGGCGGAGTTATGTTTTTAGTTGCTTATGATGATGAAAGCTACCTAGCGTCTGGAAAGAGTTTTATTTTTGATAATCCATGTATTGTTGCAATAGGAATATATAAGGCGATAGTATGAAATATGTTAAACAATTAATAACCGATTATACTTCCCCTGATATTTCTGAACCTTCCGAATTATGGAGCAATTCAATAATAACTGCTGGTTCTTTTGTAGTTGGCAAAACATACACAATTATATCTATAGGAACAACCAATTTTATGTTGATAGGGGCATCAGCCAATACCGTAGGATTAGTATTTACTGCAACCGGCATAGGTAGTGGAACTGGTACAGCACAAGTCACTTATAATTTAGGGGATGAGGTTCTATATGGGAATTATATTTGGAAAAATGCTTTTACCGCAAATGCAGACCATGAACCGATTGAAAATAGTAATTATTGGACTAAATGGAATGTTTCAAATAAGTATTCATTGATAGACCTAAACTCTACATCATACACAGTAGCAAATACAGATTTAACGTGTACTTTCCCATTAGATAACATCGATACTTTAGCAATAGGTTATTTTACAGCCGCAAGTATAACTATTGAAAATTTAGACGCATCAGATAATGTTATTTTAACACAAAGTTATACCCAATCAATTAATGAAGAAGTATTTGACTATTATGATTATATATATTCAGACTATACATTATCTACAAATATGGCTAAATATTGGGATATACCAAGGATAGGTACGCAACTAAGAGTTACTTTTGAGCTTGGAACAATCGGTACGTATGTATCGATAGGATTTATGATTGGTGGGCAATCTGTAAATATGGGCGAAACTCTTGATAATGTAAAAATAGGGTTTAAATCATATAGCATAAGAAGTACGGACGCATTCGGTATTACAACTATAACAAAAAGAGCAGCGCAAGACTTTTTAGATTTTGAAACTGTAATAGACTCGTCACTATTAATGCCATTGCGGAGAAAAGCTAAATCGGATAAAGATGAAACAGTAGCATTTATTGTAGATGATAGACAAGATAGTATCTATGAAAATATAGTCACACTTGGGGTATCGCAAGATATGCAGATCGTAGCATCAAATTTTGACAAGACTACTCTAACATGGTCAGTTATAGAAATGATATGATTCTATCTATGCTAATATTACATAATATAAAAAAGGGGATTTAATGCCTATTACTGCAACATTTCCGACAATTACTTTCCCGCATAGAGGGGTTGAGTCAAAAGATACTTTTGTACTAAGCCAAGAAACCGCACAAGATTTATTAGCAGGGTCTTTCACTGCAAATCTAAATACATTCAAAACAGAAGCAAATGCTTTAGAATCAAATGTAAATGCAAAAGAAGCGAGTGCAGTAGCGGCTAGCGCAACAGCGGTATCGGCAGCAAATTATCAAGGTGATTGGGTGTCTCAGGGATATACACAGGGGCAATCTGTATCATATCTTGGAAATACATACACTTGTAAGCTAACCCACACTACAGCACAAACACCAACAAATACGACATACTGGAATCCTACCGGTTTAGGGGCTACAATCCATTCATCAGATGAAAAAACAACCCCCGTTGATGCTGATGAATTAGGTATATGGGATAGCGTAACCACATCATTAAATCGAATGTCATTTGTAAATTTTTATATAGAAATCAAAACTAGACTTACAACATTTTTTGATGTTCGATATGATATTGCCGCAAATATCAATTCCGCAACGACAGAAGACCCGGGAAGTACAGATACCTTCGGATATTATGATAGCTTTACAGGTCTATTGCGCAAGGTCACAGTTACTAACCTAATTTCGGTATTCCGTAGTACGCTTGACAGCGTTTATGCGAATTTAGTTTCGCCTGTATTTACGGGAACTCCAACTGCACCGACAGCATCAGCGGGTACAAACACGACCCAGATCGCTACAACTGCATTTGTGCAGGGGCAAAGTTTTGAAAAGATTGGTCAAGGAACTGCTCAGCCTTCAACGAGTGGTTATTCTATAAATTTTACAGGGATACCATCATGGGTAAAAAAAATTAAAGTTCAGTTCGTAGGGGTAAGCACTACGGGATCAAGTCCTATAATAGTTCAGATTGGAAGTGGGTCAATTCAAACAACAGGTTATTCATCAGCAGCGTCTTCTGGTACTGCAACTGCATTCGCGTCTAATGGATTCGCTATTACAAATGGAGGATCAAGTTCTAATGTTGTAAACGGAGAGTTTGAAATATCAAGTTTTACACTTGGCACATATACTGGATTTGGCTGTACTACTCAGAACATAAGCACTAATGCACCTCATGTATGTGCTGGATCAGTAGCTATTTCAGGTACTATTGATAGAGTTACCATTACTACGGCGGGTGGATCTGATACTTTTGATTCAGGAGCTATTAATATTATGTATGAGGGGTAAAGAATAAATGCTTAATGAAACTAACCGATGGTTACAATTCTATGCTGAATGGCAAGCTGCAATTGCTATTTTCTCAGGAACTATTCTACAAATGCTATTCCTCGAAAACCCAAGTAAAAAGATTCTTGCTACTATTGCGGTTAGTGCTATCTTCGTGGCGGTTTATGTTGCTTATCCTGCGTTAGAGTATCTCGAAATCGATGTAGGCGGAAAGTTAGCTACAGGTATTTTCGCTCTTTCGGCTTTTTTGTCAATAGCATTTCTCACAATGCTGATCGCGGTATTTAATACGATCGTTTCAATGCTCCCAGAAGCGGCAAGAGCTGTTATAAACAAGTATTTAGGAGGCCCAAAATGACTCTAAAAACTAAAAAACATAGCGAAGCGTACATGATAGCTTTTGCGGTATTATTTGCTGTAGTAATCACGCCTATTTTAAAATGGGTATTTTTAATTTGTACGGAGGGTTAAATGGAAGGTTTTAGCAAATATTTTACTTTTGAAGAATTAACCGATACCTCACATAAAAATCTATTAACTAAAAATAGACTTGATGCAATGAGATATATTAACTCAGGAAAAAGACTATCAAAGCTATTGCAGTCAATTAGAGAAGTATTAGGAAATTATCCGATTACTATTACAAGCGGTTTTAGAAATAGCGATGTTAATTTAGCTGTAGGGTCAAGAGTTACAACATCATCGCACACTAAATTTGAAGCGGCAGATATTATTCCTTCAAATATTAGTGTTAAAGGCGCACTTGACAAAATAATGCTTGAAGTAAAAAATAGAAATTTGCAAGACTTGAAAAAAGTAATTATTGAGCAAGTAGGTGGAAAAAAGTGGCTTCATATTCAAGTTAAAATGTCATCAGAAGATCAAGTTAGCTTTTGGGCGACTACAGACGGTAAAAACTACACTCAAATATCATAAGGAGATATCATGGAACTTACGGGAACGCTACAAGAAATTACAGGAAGTAGCACAGGGGTAATAATTGGGCATGGGACTTTCCAATATGCTTTCGGGACAACTCAGCCTTCACAACCACTTGGAAGATGGTATGAAAAAACAAATGAGCCATTCAATTATACGGGCGGATTCGGTAGCGTATGGGTTTCTAGGGATACTGCTGGTGGTGTAGATTCACTATCTATTGATTATGTATTGACGGTATGATTATGCTAGGCAATGGAAATATTGGGATTTTACCATTTAATAATCGTAGATTAGGACTTGGTAATGGTTCATCCCCAATAATTCACTGGTATGATACCCCTATAGTATCCGCTTCATATACTAAGCCTGACGTATCAGCACTTCCTACACTTGGGGTTGAAAAATGCAAGGTTCCACAGACATCCCCTCTAATTCGATTAGGGAATACAACTATCACTGATAATGGGGACGGCACTTATCAGTGGGTAAATTCCACTCTAAATGGATATGTTCGTAGCGATTTCTCAACTACATATTTGATGGCTTCGGGGCTTTCCATAGGTAAAAAATACCGTGTAATTGTAGAATTCGATCTTATATCAGGCTCAGTCACCCTGTACTTCCCTACACTTGTTAAATTTAAAGAGACAGTTAAGTACACCACCACTGGATCCTATACTCATGCAGAAATAATCGATGTAACTAATTTTAACCCGTATCTATACTATCTAAATAGTGCAACAACAGGGACTACCACAGAGATTAAAGTCAAGAGTATTTCGGTGCAAGAACTTGATCCGCAAGTACCGGCGTATATAGATACAGGATGGGTTCCGCCATCAGATTCTGACTGGACTATTTTTGCAAAAATAAATGTATATGATTCGGTTAGTGATTCATCATATAGTGGTGTTGTAGATGAGACAACAGGGAAAGCGATTTACTTCGGTCAAGATTCTTTTGTAGGAAATTTAAATGTAAATGTTGGGGTATGCGGAAATACGACAGAAGGATGGATACAGTCTGGCTCATTAAGTGAGGATTTCCATTATATGACACTGACTTATAATCATACTACTAAAAATGTTGATCTTTATATTGACGCTCGCTATAAAGGAAGTCAAACATCAGTTTATAACCTAACAAGTGCTAGAACATTTTTGCTTGGTCACTATAATGCGTCCACATTGGGGCATTTTAGAGAAGGTCAAACTGTAACATTTGAGGTATTTGATAGAGCTTGCACAGATGCGGAAGTACATGAATACATCAAAAATGCCCCTTATATCATAATGTGCCCAGCCGGAGATAGCACATACAATATTCAAACGGGTTGGCAAAAAGCACTTCCTCAATTTCTCCCAAATAAAGAGAATATTTTGTATTGCGACACTGCTAAAGGTGGGTCAACTGCTAAGAGCTACTACGACGATGGATGGTGGTCACAGTTACTCTTACTTAAACCAAAATATGTACTGATGGGGTGGGGCCAGAATGATAACACTTACGGTGTAAGTATCGAGGGTGAGTTTAAACCATATATCAACATGATGATTGATGAAGGTTTGGCTCAAGGTCAGACGATTTATCTTTGTACCCCTTCGGTCGCTATGAGCGGAGTTGGGAGCGGAGTGATTGCTTCTCCAAATAATGAAGTCCAGGCGCAGGCTATTAGAGAAATCGGAATAGCTCGAGGTATCCCAGTCCTCGATGTATTTGCTAAGGAGATGGAAGTATTACTGACTTGGACTGAAGCAGAGCGGGCGGCATGTTTTACAGACGGGATCCACTATACGATGTATGGAGCAAAAACACTTGCTTGCCCAGTTATTCGAAATGAAATGGATCGTTTGGGTATTACATTATTATGACCGCCGCCGACTGGTTCCCATCAATAGTGCTGTTTATAGCAATCATTTGGTGGGTATTTAAAACAAAAAGGGAGTAATGATGGGTAAGATTCCGAATTTTTGGGCGTATGTTGCGGGGACTCTTGCTATTGCATTTGTATCGCTTGGATTCTATACGATCATCGTCGTCGGTGAGCGTAACGTATTATCTGAAACGATCAATACAAAAAACAAAGATATCGAAGGCAAGGATAAGGACATCGCTTTCATGGCTGAATGGATGCGCCGTGATGCAATAGATGAACAGAAGAAAGACGCAGAGTATAACCGAACGATGGCATCCAAACCGAAATATATTACTCAGATCAAATATGTTCCTACAGGTGATGATGGTGCTGATTTGAAAGCTATCGCAGAGGAAGCGAGAAAAAATGCTGAAGGTGGGAAGATATGAAAACGATTTTAATGCTGTTCGCTGTCATGATGCTGTTGGGTTGTGCCGGTAAAGAAGTTACTCCATCCGCTCCGGTCACAGTCACGAAAAAGTGTGATACTAAGAAGCCGAAATGTGAAGATCGTACACCTGAGACAGGGGATATCGTTCAGTGGACAAAAGCTAGGTTAGAGAATTATCCGAAGTTAGAAAGTTGCTTGTATGATTTTGAAGCTGCTTTAGAGAAGTGCCTATAGCTTTTTAATTCGCTTGAATAGGCTTATAGCTTCTAAGTAATCAAAGTATTCTTCTACACTTCTAAAGTCTCTTTGCGAGACTTCGCTATATTGTGATAATACTCGGATTGTTTCTTGTTCCGATTCGCTATATACTCTGGGTCTTTTTTCTTTTCTTGATAATAGCGTTTGTAATATTCGTGCTTCCTTGCTCTTTGCTCCGCTGTCATTACTCTGACAAAACCATTCTCTTTCTGTTTCAACTTGTATTCTCTTTGCCTTTTTAGACGATGCTCTCTCTTTTCTTCTTGGGTCATATGACTTAAATCTGATCTCGGCTCCGTTCGTCGTTTTACTTCTCTGCCCATCTTTTTTGCATAATACTTCCGTTGTCTCTCTTTCTTCGCTTCCCAAATCTCCTCTTTGGTGCGTTTGGGCTTTTTTGGCTTTTCCTGCTTCTGCTTTAGTGGCTGCTTTGGCTTTGTAGCCTTTGGATTTTTTGGATTTACTTCCTTAGCTGTTTCAGATAGTTTAAGTTGCTGTTTTTTTGGTCTAATTACAAGTGGTTCTATTGGTTTGCTTGTATCGATATTGTATGCTCTGTTATAGTCTTGCTCTGTTTTATATGGGTTTTCAATTTTATGCTGTTTGCACATTGCCTTGTATGATTCGTATGTCATTTTTGCTCTTTGTATTCAATATTCTGCAATAGCAGTTCATTTTTTAGCTTCTGTTTGATAAGTCCCAACTTGTTTGGAGTAGGTATATTTAGAATTTTTGCAAACATTCCAGTTAATCGGTTTGTATCATTCTCAACTTGTGTTGCATCGGAAGCGGCAAACTCTTTTTGGTCTGCGTGTTGCAAGCTGTTTAAAGCATCAAAAAACACACGTTTACTAAAGAACAGCTCTGCGTATTGTGTTCTCTCAATAAACGCATATAAACTAAGCAATGATATGCTTATTGATACAGTGAAATGATTGTCTGCTATCTCAGCTTTCACACGCTCCCAAACTTCATTTGACCCGATAGATAGCTCATCATACTCACCTCTATTCTTACGATGCAAAGCATTGATAGATTTACGTATTTGAGTACGCAATTTATCAAACTTCTTTGTTGTCTCATTAGGTGTAATGTATGATGCTAATGCTGCCATGAGCATTAGAATATTAATTGCTTGATGCTTTGTCATCTTATCTTCTACCCAAACCGCTATAAGTTAAGCACGTTCCTTCAACGATATCGCTTTCGCATTTTTTCCATTCTAATAGTGCTTGTTGCTTCTCTTTTTTAAGCTGTTTAATATGCTCACCCATTCCGATATTATTTGAGCCGATATATGCGATTGCGAACAGCATAAATGCGCTAATAACACGATAAAAGATCACTTTATTTTCAAGTTGTTCATACGTTGGCATTTTTAACTCTTTTTTTATTTGAGTATTTAGCCCAAGCATTTTGTAATTCACTTACTGGAATATCAAGCTCATTTGAATAGTGGTGCATTGATAGCCGTGGGTTCATCTCAATTATTTTCATAGCATGTTCGATTCGTTTTTCATTCACTTCTCTTACAACTTCTTGCACGTTCATATTACTTCCTTTTGTATTTGATTCTTTTTCATAAATGAAAGACGGATTTTTATCAATCATTTCAAACTCATCATCTGATAGTAAGCCAGTAAATCCTAGCCACATACTCCCATTTTTTAGCTTGTATTTATATTGGTGTTTCTGCATTATATTTCCTCTAAAATGGTATGCTATCTTCATTAATATCAATCTCTGGAAGATTGTTATTAGGCATAGGCTTTTTTTCAAACTCAGGAGTTGGCATTTGGTATGGCTCTTTATTACCACTATCTTTACTATCTAGCATTTGCATCGTTTCGACGATAACGGAGTGTTTAGAGCGATTCTGTCCACTTGTTTGATCGACCCAAGTTTCTGTTTGCAGTTTTCCAGTTAAGAAAATCTGAGTTCCTTTTTCACCTGCATAGGTGTTGATAGTCTCAGCCATCTTCCCAAATACAATTGCATCGATGAAACATTGAGTTTCACGATCACCAAACTTCTCAGATGAAGCTAACCCCATTTTTAGGATAGCCTTGCCATCACTACTATACCGAAGCTCAGAATCTCGCGTTAGTCGGAATAAACCTATAATTTTAGGTAGGCTCATTCTGCATCCTTCACAAAAATACCGTTTACAATTTTGCCTGTACGATTGGCGATTACGCTATAAGCAGATTCAACGCATTCATCGAAATCAAGCCCGCACAGTTGAGCCTGAATAATAAGAGTAATTGTAATGTCTCCGATAGCATCTTTTATTTCTTCTAAATCACGCTTTCCTAATGCATTAGCAAGTTCCCCAACTTCTTCTACAGTTTTAAGCATTTGAGCCTCAGGAGTAGCTTTGTATAAAATTCCTTTTTCTTTAGCCCATTGTAAAACTTTTTCTTTCATAACATATCCTTTTTTATCGGCATTGTGCCATTGATTGTATTTCATCCCAAAGCTTCTTATTTGGAAACTCAGGGATTTTAATACCTTTTTTCTCTCCGAATATAGCAGTGATATAATCTATCAAAGCATCCAACTCTTTACGTTTTAATTTTGTCGTGCTATCTATATTAAAAATCTGTTTTATGAGACCTTTAATTATTTGACCTTTCACTAACTCCATAGTCCACATGATATCGTTTTGGAAAATTCCAGTCATGTAAAGGTTGTTTGCGTTTAGAACGTCCGATATTTGACTACACCATAGATGAATTGCAGCATTTTGTTTTACAGTCCGCATATCCATGTTACGAATATCAATTTGGTACACCGCATCTGATAGCGTTGCGAGTTGCTCTGCATCTTCGTCTGAGTATGGGAGTAATGACCAACGCTCTTTTTTAAGAGTTATTTTCATCACCAATCCTTTAAAGCTTCAATAATTTCTTTTCGAGTTGAGTTCCCAATATGAACTGGAAACAACTTTTTAATGCCATTTTCTTTGCAAAACCATATCGTTTTATCGACTGATAAATGCGAATTGATAGCACCTTTTAAGTGTGAAAACTCGTCGTTTTCTTTCGCCTCTTCGATAAGTTTTAAAGCAGTTTCATAATGGTGATTGCATTCTATTGATGCACTATCATAACCTACCGCACTAATACCTTCAAGCGATACTGTATCGGTAATATGAATATGCTTTTTACCGTCGTGCAAGATGCGATAACCACAGTTTTCTACATCGTGATAAGCGATGATAGGAGAAATTTTATACTCTCCAAGCTCATACACTTTCCCAAACTCATGCACAATAATTCGATCTTGATCGACTCCTATTTTTAAGATTTTATCAACCAACCATTGACCGCATACAAATTTAATGCTTTCGTGATTTACAAAAACTTTGCGAATACAGTCTTTGTTAAAATGATCTCCGTGAACGTGAGTCAGTAGAATAAAATCTACTTCCTTGCAATATGGTTTCGTTTTTGTGTACGATAGCCCTAAATCAATCATCAGACGACCATACAAAAAGCAGTTCCCATCGGAACCGCTGTTGACTATTTTAAACATCTTTGAAATCGATCTCTGTTACTACATCGGTATCGATTGCATTTTCGACAAAAGCATCTTGCTGTTTTTGTTGCTTTTGAATTACCGATCTTGCTTCGCTTAATGTTGCTTCGGTTTCGTCATACATACCGCCAAGCTCTTCAACAAACGCCTCACGCAACCCTCTAACTAATGCGACTTTCTCAACCATAGTTGCGCCTTTAGTAGCCCAATTAGAATTAATCTGACCATCGCTTTTCTTTTGCGCTACTTCATCGAATGAAACTGTAATATAAACTGGATGCATCCAGTCTTTACGGTAAACTTTAGCCCAACCACCGACAAGGGTTTCGTTTTGTAGTTTGAATGTGCCTTTGCGCTCTTCAATGCTTCCATCTTCTTTTTGAACGATGATACCCTGCTCACGCCCGTCAAATGCTTTATTTTGAATCGCACGTTTGAGAATTGCATCTTTACCAACAACCATTTGTGCAGGATTTGACCCAAATTTGATTAAGTACGCCTCTTTCAAAAATGGGTTGAGTTTACGAACTTTACAAAGCTCTGAAAACATTTTAAATTCAGGCATTGTGATTTGAGCCGTACCGCTGACGATGTAATCTTGTACGATCTTGGGGGTTAGTTTGATTTCAGTATCTTCGATCTTGTATTCGACCATTACTTCTTTTTTTGCTTCACTCATAGCGGATTCCTTTTTCTTTCATAAATTTCTTCAACTCAGATAGTTGTGCTTTTGTAGCATACACCGTGAATGATGCTTTGTAAACTTGATCTTCCGGCATCGGCTTAGGCTCTTGTTTTTCAAGTTGTGGATTAGCTTGTAGTACTTCTTGTACTATAGCATCTTCCGCTTCTTGGAGCTGTTGCAAAGCTATACGCTGCGCTTCTTCTGCTCGCAATCTGTTTTCTTCCAAAACTCGCTCCCGTTCTTCATTTTGCGCTTTGATTTGTTCCTCGCGATGAATCTCGATGTTTGTTTCACTGATTGATCGGTTTAGGTCTTTTGATATTTGGAACTTTGCCAAAACACGCTCTTTATTCGGAAGCGTTTCGATTGTATCGATTGACGTTTTGATGTTAGACAAATACTCGTCAATTTCTGTTTTAATAGATTTGTCAGATTTTGATTTAATGATCTTTAAACCCATATCATCGAAGCTCACAAAATCAAAAGTATTTTCATATTCAAAATATTCTTTGAGCCCGTCAATCTTCAATTTTAAAATACCGCTTTCAACGGTATCGACAAGATTTTTTAATTTCAAATCTGCATCCGCAAACGGCGATTTGATTAGTTTTTTATACAATTCATCGAGTGTATTGTAATCTTTCATAATCAACTCTTTGGCAATCATACGAGCATTTTCCAAATCTTCAAAGTCTTTTTTAAGATCGGTTCGTGTCCGCTTGATAAGTGCTAAATTATCCTCGGTAGGCTCTAATCTTTCAATGTTTAATGATTGAATCTTTGCTGTTACGTTTTGGCTAATCGGTTCTAGCAACTCAAATACAATAATAGGCTTTTGTGTAACCACAATAGCTTTACTTACGTCGATATTTTCGACAACCTCTGCTTCAAATAAATCACTCATCTTTCACCCTTTTATATCAATTTTATAAACGATATTGCTTTCCATACTTTCGATAATACGGCTAGCACTCATAGCTTGCAATCTAAACATAGCACGATCATACTTGATTTTATATTCTCGTAATTGAGCCTGTGCAAGTCTTTCGTTTTGAATAAGATCACGTAGTTTGTCTTGCAGGAACTTTGCGTTAATCTCAACTGTATCTTCATCTCTAAAGAAGTCAGCCATAAACTGATCGAGTGTTTTAGTTGTCTTAATCATTGTTGCTCCTTTGGTTCATGATAAAAACATCCAAATTCACTATCTTCGCATTGTCTATTAAACTTCCATGATAAACAATGCACTGAACTTTCATTTATTTCACACTCATTTTTATGCTTACACGTTTCACACGTATTATGCTCTTTAAGCTTCGCGTTCTCTGATTCCAAATGTCTGATATAATCAAGATCGCTAATCTCTTTTTCGCACCATTTGTATCGTATTGACTGGCTCATTGTCGTTCCTTTAGATTTGTTACTTCAATAACTTCTCCGAGCATTATCACGATAGTGTCCATTGTACCAAGTGGTGAAGTATATAATGGTCTAAAATCCGTTCCTATCCATTCAACTCGCATAGTTGGAGCATTTTTTGCATACCCGTTACGGAATACAACAACATCAAACTCTTTAGGAACAAGTTTGCCTTTATACGCTTCTGGCTGAATATCATCATACAGCCTAGCAACCCAGTGTTGCTTAAACTCCCTATATTCTTCTTTTTTTTCACCGCTTGCTATTTTATTAAACCACTCTTTTTTTAGTGTAAAGTGAAGCTCTCTCATCCAGCTCTCCCAAGTATTTTTACAGCTAAATGCCCGAATTGATATTCACAGTATGCCAATACTGCCAAAATGTGACGGATGGTTTTATTTTTTAATTTCATCTATTCCCCTTTGTGTTAAATTCACATAAAAACCATACATCACGGTAGCTACCCGCCGACTTATACCCTCCAGATATAAAACACCCTGTATGGCTTGTATGTAAATTTAAATGGAGCCGGCCCATTAAGGCTATCGGCTCTTATCCCACGATTTCTTTTATTTGTTTTGAACCGGCATCATTTCTTATAGTTTTGTTGCAGATATTTTCTTCATTTAAAACTCCTTTGTTTTATTTTAAAAGCTCTGTAAAGCATATTTCACCCTGCGTGTCGTGACGGGTTTTATGAACGGTTTAACGACTCTTTAAATATGCTTTATAAAGATATATGGTGCCTCCAGCAGGATTTGAACCTGCAACCTATAGGCTAGCAAAGTCCTATTGTTCTATCCATTGAACTATGGCGGCATTTGGCGGGTAGTATAGGACTCGAACCTATAAGAGTTTTACCTCGACAGGTTAGCAACCTGCTTCATTGCCGTTATGATAACTACCCATTATAAATATTTTATTTAACAATAGCACAGAAAACAATTTCAACGCTTCACACTTTTACCTTACGGGGTTATTAGCTAACGCTTACTTTATATTTCTAAGTCAAGCAACTCAAACGGATAACCATTTGCATAACCTAATTCTATCACACATTTCTTAAATTATTCTTTAATACGTAAATAAAACATAAATAAATTATAAATAAGCTTACTTTAATAAATGATTGGTAATAATTTGAAATACAATTTAAAAAGAGGTTAATATGGCAAAGAAAACAGTTACATTTTCAATAGATGAAAAAGTTATAGATATGATTAATGACATTGTAAAATCAAAGCCTGAATATGAAAATAAGAGTCACTTAGTGGCGGCTTTACTAATTCGTGAGCATGGCAAGCTAAAAAAAGATAAGTGATGAGCGATAAAGAACTACTAAGTATAGCAGATCAAACCGCAAAGATATTGAAAAAATCTAATTGTGGTATGTATGATGTTGTTAGCCTAATAAGATTATTGGCTATCCGCGTTAAAGAACTAAACTACAAAGCAAATAAAATGACTGAAGGAGCGAAACAATGATAACACGTGAAGAAGCGAAGCATGACTTACACCAAAAGTTACAGCTTGGTATTTTAAAAATTGGTGAATATGTCGATAAACTATTCGACCAACAAGACCAACTACAACAACACATAAAATCACTCGAAGCTAAGTTAAATACTGAACAGCTTGAGTGTGATGGATGTAAATGGTATGACGAACTTAAACCATCATCTTGTGATTGTTTAGAGCCATGTAAACGGTTCAAACATGGATGGGATAAAGATAGATACGAACCAAAGGACACACAATGAATACAACACCGATAGAGTTTATGGCGTGGGATAAAAACAAAAATTCATTTAGAAGCACTTTTGAACTGTCAATGATGGATTTGGTCAACTCTAAAAATATTGAGTTTATGCAACTCACAGCCCTACGCTCAATAAACGATGAGCCTATCTATAATCATATGATTGTGAAAGATGAATTTGGTTACTATTTTGTAGTGAACATGTTTAAATACCTTATGATGTATGATCTTGGTAGCCGTGACTTAGAAATAGTAGGCAATCGCTTTCAGAACCCAGAGCTTTTGGCGCTATGTAAATGAGAGCCCTAACAAAATACGAGCATGAACAGTTTGAAATTGCTTTTAAACATATCTCCGCTTTATCTTCAATGCAAAACGATTTCACAGAGCTTTATATGCTCCGTCACGGTAACGATAGCCAATCAGCCATACCACCTAATTATTTCACATTGTCGGAAGCAATAGGTGGCTTTAGTGCTATGCGTGCAAAATTCTGCCCAATGTACCGAAAAGAAACTACAGAATGGTTAATACAGTTTTGTTTTGATCATCAAATACAGCCTTCATCATTCGAGATAATAGGTGCAGTTCGTAAAATAAACATCGAGCGCAAAAACTATACTGAACATCATTACAAAAGTGGGTAATGTTGTGGTATAATACTGATACGTAAAACATTTCTAAAAAGTGATAGGAAGTTCTTGACGGTTCTTCTGCCTATCACTGTTTAGAGTTGTCTATGTGTGAAGAACCGTCAAACTTCACTTAAAAACATCCTCAACTACTTTTTAATGACTGACAATCGCAAGGATTCCACTATGGAACTTCTAAAAGTCGATACCGAAGTATCAATCACGCTTATTGATTTGGTTTAGGGGGGATAGTATGACTAAATTAAAACAATTGCATAATTATCCATCTGGTGATTGTATGAGAACTGTATTTGCTTGTTTACTAGATTATGATAATCCTGAGTTAATACCAAATTTTTCAACTGCAAAAGAAGGATTTACGCAATCAATAGAAAAATGGCTAAAAGAAAATAATCTCGAATACATTGAGATTAGTGGTAAAGAATTTTTCGAATGCCCTTTTACTCCAATTGGATATTGTGGAATTAGCGGTAAAAGCCCACGTGGTGACTATAATCATATTGTAGTTGGTAGGGCATATACTGTAGAAAAAAACGATGGGATATATCGAGAGGTTGAGTTTTTACACGACCCATCACCATTTCATGATGGAAAATATATCGATGGAGATATTAAATGGATAGGGTTTTTAGTTAGACCACTACATGGTGATAAATAATGGCTGAACGTAGAATGATGAGTAAAAAGATTATCCACTCAGACGCATTTTTAGATATGCCAGCAACGTCACAAAACCTTTACTTTCATCTTCTATTAGAGGCAGACGATGAGGGCTTTGTTAACTCTCCTAAGCGCATACAAAGAACGGTAGGTGCAAGCGATGGCGATGCACAAATATTGATCGCTAAAAAGTTCATATTATCGTTTGAAAGCGGTGTTATTGTAATTAAACACTGGCGTATCCATAACTACATTCAGAATGATAGATTTAAAAGTTCTAATCACTTTGAAGAGCGTTCAAAGCTCGTAATTAAGGACAATAATGCCTACACTTTAGATGATGGATACAATCTGGATACAAATTGTACGCCTAGTATAGGTAAGGATAGTATAGGGGAGGTAAGGAAAGGTAAGGATAGTATAGTAGATGATACTTGCAAGTACGAATCAGAATCCGACTTCTCTTTATCTCGTGACACTCATTACGATAATCTTTCCAAAGAGTACAAAGAAGCCTTACGAGTTTTTATTGAATCAATGGGGCTATCTTATCCTTTTGATGATTTTGTAAACAGTCTACAAGCTAAAGCATCGTACAAGTATAAAAACTTTGTTAAGACTTATCGAACGTGGGCAAAAAATCATATCCCAAAACAAGAACAGCGCATGGACATCTCAAAACTTCCAGAAGGAATGTCGCTTCAAGATATGCTAAACGCAGCAGGCGAAGAATGGGAACGAGAGCAAGAGCAAAAACAAATAGGGGGTTGGAGATGAGAGAGATTAAATATCGTGCATTAATGAATCCTGAATTTATGGAAAAATCATATTGGATTTATGGTGAAGCTGATTATAGAAGCGACTTTAAAGATAACGAAATGTCTTTAGAGAAGTTTCACAGACATATTAGGGCTAATAGAGCATTACGTGAGACTATGACAGAGTTTACTGGATTGTTTGACAAGCAAGGTGTAGAGATTTATGAGGGGGATATTCTGGGAAGATGTTTTGATGATTACGATGAAAATTGTATAGTTAAATATAAAAGTGGAATGCTTATACTTGAAACTGTAAAATGCAAAGCTATTAGACCGTGCAACATTGATAGAGGCTTTGGGTGGTCAGAGCTTAAATACTACCATCATTATAGGAATGGGTTTGAAGTAATCGGAAACATTTATGAGAATAGTGAGTTGCTCAAATGAAAGAAAAACTAACCGATGAGCTAATCACAGCTCTACTAGAAGTAATGAACATTCCAAAGTCAGGATACATAGAAGCGTCATTGTGTGAAAAGTTAGAACCACTAAATCCAAAGCATTACACCGAAGTGATGAAAAACTTAATGGATAACCAAGATAGATACGCTAAACCAATCGAAAAGGTGTCTACAGCAATTCAAAAGAGCCTAGACCGATATTGTCACCCTAAAACCGTTTACGAGCTTTTAAGCCTATTTAAAAGATCGTATAGAGGGCGTGTTATTTCAGATGAGTGCGCCACTTTTTACAAAGGGGTAAAAATTGCTGTATCGGCAGATGGTGATTACTTGGTGAATCTTTATAACGGACAAAAGCTAAATGAGGCGGACACAATCGAAGTGATAGAGTGGTGTTTAGATAATCCTGAAAAAATAGGAGTAGACAATAGACATGAGTTTGTATCTATTCCTAGCAAATTAGGAACAAGCTACGGTGATGTAGTACAGATCGAAGCTCAATCACAAAAAGTACAGCATTTAATAGTTAATTTAGCAAAGGACAAACAATGCTAATAAACTGTATAGAGTTAGAAAAACTTGGATACACAAGAACAAAAGCGCATGATCTATCAAACCAGCTATGTATCGCTTTAAGATATACAAATAAGCAATGCTATATCGATGTTGTACGCAATGGGAAGAAGTTTAATATGTACCAAAACATAAGAAGTATTGAAAGATCAGCGGTTATAGATTTATGTAACTCAAAGATTGAAAAGTCAAAGACAAATAAAAGAATTAATGTAAGTCAATGGGAAGAATTAAAAGAAAAGTTAGAAAATTCACTAAAAACTATTGACATAGGAAAATAATTCCTATATAATGGTTATATCAAAACAAAAGGATGGATGAAGATGAAATATTATGTTATGAATGAGGCTAAAAATGGTCTTAAGTTGCTATTAGCAAATCTTGTAAAAACAAATGGTGAAAAATGGACGTATGATATTGATAAGGCTTATTTTTTCAACAATGAAGAAGATGCAAAGTCACGGTTAAAATACAATCACAAAGTTATTAATGAAGCTGATGCAAAAAAAGCATCATGCGATAACTTGGCATTGAAAATTATGGGTGCTGCGTGAAACCAACTCAAAGACAAATATCCAAATACTATGGAGTAACAGAGCGAACGCTTCGTAATTGGGATAAAGCAACATGCGGGAGACAGCACTTGCTGGAAGCTGCAAAAAATTACTATATGGATCATTGCTTTAATGAAAAAAAAGCAAATGAAGTACATATAAATCAAACACTAAACAGAGATGATGAGCTAGAAGAAGCGGTATTCCTATCAATAGTTGGAATGAACGACATTAAAAGCGGAAGCAAGCTAACGGGCGCTTTTCATATCGAAGGAGCTATTATTATGCTCCAGCGTATTGTTAAGCAGATCGAAAAAGAATATCAAGAATTTGGAGGGTGATATGAAAAGTTATGTAAAAAAAGGTGACATTGTAAATATAAATGGGGTTTGGGGGAATGATATTGTTGAGTATGTAGAAAAAAATAATGGTTTAAGAGTGGCTACGAGCAGAGGATACTATGTTGATATTAGCCAAATTACAAAAATAGAAGATAATTCTATTTATTCTAAAGAACAATATTTAGAAGATAAAAAATAATATCATAATAACACATACAAGTAATACTAATATTGTGGATGGTAAGATGAAAATATCAGTATTTAATAATTCCAAAATCATAGAAAATGTTAATATGCCTTATGGATTGCCATATAAAATTAGTATGTTTGGTTTTAGCGTTGAAAAATCAAATTTTCGTTATGAAATATCAGGTGATGTGTATTTCGACGAAGATAAATCAATTAGCACATTGTTATACTTTATGGATAGTATTGAAGCTAAAATAGTATCAATTGATAGTGAAGATATTATTATAGATTGGATATTCTAATGAAAAAGATTATTTTACACTTATGTGCAGATTTAGGAAGCGATAGCCATTTTTATCAGATAGACGATAACTATGAAGTAATTATGATTGGAGAAAAAATAGGAGTTGAAAATTATCATCCTCCAAAAAATGTTCACGGAGTAATTGCCAATCCAGTATGTACTGAGTTTTCAACTGCAAAAGGTTTCGACCATTGTGGGGATTTAGAAAAGGGTATGTTTCTAGTCGATCACTGTTTACGAATTATCAAAGAATGTAATCCAGTATGGTGGGTTATGGAAAATCCTGCAAAAGGTAGACTAAAAGAAGTTATTGGAAAACCTGTAGCAATTTATCAACCGTGGCAGTATGGAAGCCCTTGGACTAAACAAACTGCACTTTGGGGTAATTTTGTAATGCCTAAACCGATTTATACAAAGTGGGATTATGTTCCAAAAAATGATAAGCTATATATTAGACCTACAAGATCAAAGCCATCATTGGCAATTATGCACAAATCAGCAAAAGAGATTATACCTGAGTTTGAATGGGCTAAAGATTTAATCAACGATGATATGAGTTTGCGTTCAATGTGCAGCCAAGGATTCGCAAAAGCATTTTATGAGGTTAACCAATAATGCTAGGCATAACAAAACAACAGCAGTTGAAAAAGAACGGCACTATAAAGCCAAAACCATTCAAAAGCAAAGAGTATTTAGGATGGTTCCATAATCAAGGATATGGTTGTATGGTATGCGGAAGCTCACCTATTGAAGCGCATCATATTATGCAAGGAAATAGAGGCAGACAAGACGATTTAATCGTGCCATTATGCCCAGACCATCATAGAGGTAAATATAGCCCTCATGGATTCGATGCTATGATGTTTCATAAAGCTAATCCAAAAGATATGCAGATAGAAATAGCAAAAAAATTGTTTAAGGAGTGGGAAGATGCAAGATGAAATCAACGACTAAATACAGAAACAAAAAAACAAACGGATATGATAGTAAAAAAGAGGCTAAACGTGCAGTAGAGTTAAAACTACTTGAACGTGCAGGGCATATCTCAGAGTTAAAAGAACAAGTAACTATACTACTGCAAGAGAAGTTTAGACATAACGGTAAGTGGGAATGTTCCATAACTTATATAGCTGATTTCGTTTATATGAAAGACGGGGTAAAGATTGTGGAGGATGTAAAGTCTCCAATCACACGCAAGATACAAACATATAGAATTAAAAGAAAACTATTGCTATTTAAATATCCTGATATTGCTTTTTTAGAAACATAATGCTATAATACACTTACAAACCTATCACGCCTATACACAAAGCGCACCCAGATAGGTTACTTCGACAACCACCTCATAGTGAAGGTGCGTCGTGTTATTTGAATAGCTTTTTATCGAGTACACGTCGGAGCAAACGTCCGTAAATAAATACCGTATGAATATCGGGATGTATGATCTGCCTTTATGGTATCCGATACGGTCAAGGTGTACTCGACCATAGAGCTTTTAATAGTGGTACATAGTGGCGGAATATAGACGCTCGCTGAAGGATGCGTTAGGGCAACCACACGATGTAAAACATAAGTTCATAGGTGAAAGTCCTATGGCTATGTATCACTACAAATAGCTTAGTAGTATGAAATAGATGCAACGATCAGGAAAGCGACTTCATCCGCACCTCGCCTGAGACTTGCATCGACTTGATACTATAAAGAGGGATAGATGAAAAACTACGAAATGCTGCAATACAAAAAACAAAAAAAGTACATTAAGAAGTTAAAAAAAGAAAATGAACTTCTACAATTAAAGCTAAATGGATCAAATGCAACAGTAGCAAAACAGATAGATTATATTGCTATACTTAACAAACAGTTAGAACAACAAGACCTATATATAAACCGATATATGGGAGATATTAAAGTTTTAAAACGAATGTATCGTGATGATTTGATTAATAGCTTTAAATATGAGTAGATGAAACAAGTTGCAAAAAATGGTATAGAGTGCTAAAATAGTGCTATGAATAATTATGTACTAGACGATTTCTATATGATATGCGATATCTGCAATGATAACTTAAGCATCGTTATAGAGCTAGTACACTTTTACCACCAAGAAGATGAGCGCATATCACGAATTAAAAGTGATATCATGGAGTGGTCAGAGATAGACAGGTTGGAAAGATACTCTAAGACATTCAAAAATATACTTAGCTTTGATATTAGAAACGTACGCCATGTAATAGCTATCAAAAGCGGTAAGATTAACTCTCAGGTGATAAAGATAGACCGAAGCAAGATCGATCAACACAAAGAGAAGCAAGAAGTAAGAGAACATTTTGTTCAAAGTCTGTTTCAGGAGTATAAATAATGAATGATGAGATTAACTACTAATGGCTTATAGTGCTGAGCAATGGGATCGTACAAAAGCATTATTTGAGAGTGGGCAATACTCACTATCTGAAATACAAGAAAAGACAGGTATTAGCAAAAGCAAGATAAGCGAGAAGTCAAAAAAGGAACAATGGGAACGGGGAAGGAACGCTGATTATATCGAAGCTCGTAAAACTTTAGCGGTCAAAAAGGGAACGGAAAAGGGAACGACTATACAAGTTCTTGATGATATTGCAGATGAACAGATACGTAGAGAAAGATTAGTATTTGGGATACAAGAAAAAGCATTAGCAAAAGCAGATACCATGCTAGACCAAATAGATACACCAGCAGACCTTAAAACAATTATTGACGCAGTAGATAGAGCCTCTATAACTCTTAAAGTATCTGAACGTCATGCTCCAAAAGTTGAGGTAAATAATACTAATGCTCAACAGAACAATACAGAGATAAAAAGGGTAACTATTGCAAGACGCTCTGATAGAGTTGAGTGACCCTCAATATGATTTTTTAACATCAACATTTAAACATACTGGATTCGTTGCTGGATTCGGTAGCGGTAAGTCTTTTATTGGTACTCTTAAATCATTAACTAAGATTTTAGATGGTGTACCAAAGACAGCTTATTATCTTCCCACATACGGAGATATAAGAGATATTGCTTTCGATGGGTTTCCTATTGTTGCAGAAATGCTAGGGTATCAATATAAACTAAATAAGACAGATAAAGAGTTTATTTTGCTTGATGGTAAATATGAAATAGGAAAAACAATATTCCGAAATATGTCTGAGCCTGAAAGTATTGTTGGTTATCAGGTAGGATATGCGCTTATAGATGAAACAGACATCCTCAAAGAGGAGATAATGGATAAAGCCTATAAGAAGATTCTAGGTCGTAACCGTTTAATTATGCAAGTTAATGATGATGAGCTATTACATGAATTTATTAATAATGGGATTCCTCCACTTGGAACTTACTTTCACAAAGAGAAAAAAGAACTTTGCTATATTAACTGCATCGATGTTGCAGGAACACCTGAAGGTTATAAGTGGTTTTATAAACGATTTAAAAAACGATTTAATAGTCAATCAGATTTATTAGTAACCGCATCAACATACTCAAACCTACATAATCTTCCTGACGATTTTATTGATACACTTAGAGCTCAATATACTGAAGAAATGTTTGACGCTTATGTAAATGGAAAATTTGTAAACCTTACAAGTGGAACAGTTTATAAGTATTTCAATCGCAAAGAGCATCATAGCGATGAACAAGTGCAAGACAATGAAACTATCATAATAGGTCAAGATTTTAATATAGGCGCTTGTGTATCAATTGTTTACGTATGGAGAGGAAAAGCGCTTGTGGCAGTGAATGAGTTTATAAGCTATGATACAAAGGCAATAATAGCAAATTTAAATAGCAAGTACCCAAATAGATCGATAGAGATTTATCCTGATGCAAGCGGTGATAATAGAAAAACAAACGCACAAGAAACAGATATCCAAATGCTTAGAAATTCTGGGTTTATGGTTTATAACAATGCTTCAAATCCATCCGTAATAGATAGGGTAAATATTCTTAATAATGCTTTTGAGAAGAAAACAGTATTAGTTAATACAAATCTATGCCCTAGATATACAGAAGCATTAGAGCAGCAAGCATGGGATTCAAAAACTGGTGCTCCTGAAAAAGGTAACTCACATCCCGAACCATCAGATTTTAATGATGCTGGTGGATATCCTGTTGCATATATTTTCCCTATCACTACACCATTCAATAGAGTAAAAATGATAGGTATGTAAAATCAATATTAGTTAATATGTCATAATATGACAATTATAAAAAAGTGAGCTAATATGGCGATAGACACGAAAAATCCATTATTAACCAAATATGAGAAAGACTATGAACTTATCCGAACTATCATCGCAGGGGATAGAGAGCTAAAATCAAAAGGTGAGAAATATGTACCACGCCTTACTGATAATACCAATCAAGAATATAATGCTTATATCTCACGCCCATCATTCGAGAACTACACGGCAAGAGTAATCGACGGGTTAGTCGGAATGGCTTTTGCTAAAGACCCAATCATTCAAATTCCAAGCGGAATGGAAGCATTAAAAGAGGATATCTCACTATCGCAACTATCACTAGATGATCTTGTAAATGAACTTGTAAGAGAAGTATTAACTGTAGGTCGTTGCGGTGTCCTAATCGATATGCCTACTTCTCCATCCGAACAGCTAACATTGGCACAAGCAGAATCATTAAACATCAGACCTTACGCAAAGATTTATAAAACCGAATCTATTAAGAATTGGCGTTATAAACTTGTAAATAACGTACTTACAACTGATATGGTAATACTATGTGAAGAATATGAAGATTGGGTAGACGAATATACGCAAGAAGAAAAAGAGATTTACCGTGTTTTAATTATGCGTGATGGGGTATATACCCAAGAGGTATGGGAAGAAATCAAAGAAAAGTACGTGCTTAAAGAAACTATCACTCCTATGATGAATGGGAATCCTTTAAGCTATATTCCTTTCATTTCCGTAACTCCTGATAAACTTACTCTTATGCCAGTTAAACCGCCTGTCCTTGATTTGGCTACAGTAAACCTATCTCACTTCAAGCTGATGGTAGATTTCTATCATGGGGCGCACTTTACAGCTTTACCTACTGCAAACTTTTTTGTTGGTAATGTTAATGCTAAAGAAACAACTATCAAGTTGGGTTCAAGCTCTGCTAATATCTTCCAAGACCCTAACGGTCACGCTGAATACTTGGAGTTTAAAGGGGATGGGCTTAAAACACTATCAACAGAAAAAGATGTATTGGTTAATCGTATGGCTTCACTTGGAGCTAGATTCCTAGCTGATGATAAAAAGGTGGCTGAAACAAGCGAGAGCCAAGAGACACGTTCAAGCGGTGAGCGTGCGATACTCATTGCAGCGGTAAGCACTATTTCCGATGCGGTTACTCGTATGCTTAGAATCATGGCTGATTGGATGGGTAATATCGGTGAAGTATCATATAAGCTCAATAAAGACTATAATCTAAAAACAATCGATGCAGCGTTTATGCGTGAACTTATTACGGGAGTGCAGACGCAAGACATTACTCATCGTATGCTATATGATAACCTTGTCGATGGAGAAGTAATCAAAGACTCAGAGCAATACACATTCGATGATTATATGACCGATAGAGAAGCAATGCAATCCACTATCAATTTTCAACCAACTGCTAACAATGTATGACATTGAACAACTCAAAGAAGCAATAGAGCTTTTAAAGCAAGAGCTATTATTACAAATTGAGAAGCAAGAAAAAGATTATCAGCTATTGAATGATCGTTTAGATGAAATGGCTGTTAGTTTAAGTAAATAAATAATATAATTGTCTTGTTATGAGTTGATAGAGTGGATAGAGATAACGACCTCCCATCCGCTTTATCCATTCTATCAATTTATTGGGTGGGAGTCCAAAATGAACTTTGAAATGAACAAAATATACAACATGGACTGTTTGGAGTTTATGAAACAAGTTCCTGATAAGTATTTTGATTTGGTGCTTACTGATCCCCCTTATGAAATATCAAAGTCAGATCCGGGCAATAGTTCAATAATGTCATTGGGTAAATTTTCAAGCGTTGGAAAGTTAGCTGATATTAGTGATGGATTTGACGTAGATTTAGTTTTAAATGAGTGCTTACGCATATTAAAAAAATGCAATATGTTTATATTTTGTAGTAATAAACAAGTTTCTAAAATTATGAAGTGGGGAGAAGAAAAAGGGTTTTATACTACTTGCTTAGTATGGCATAAA